CGCACCGGGCAATATGGCGTTGACCGTAGGTGCATGACAGACGAGGAAATGGAAGCCAAGGGCATGTGTGTAAACGCACAAGGTTTTTGGATTGGCAGCAAACGAACCGAGTGGTTTCAAAAGGAGACAACATGAAGACAAAACTGAAGGCTGTGCCACCCGCCACGGCGTACAGGCCCAAGAGCATCCTTGACCCTGCGTTTAAATACACACCTTCTGCGGCCACTGATGTTCGGGCAACGTGGGCAAGGTTTGGTTGGACACCACTTGTGAGGAAGAAAGATGAAAGCAGTTCTTGAGTTCACCTACCCGGAAGATCAGGACAGACTGCGTCATGCTTTAAACGGGGGTAAGGCCATTCATGCACTGACCGACATTCAGATGACGGTGCGTAGTTACTTCAAACATGATGCCGACCCATTGATGGTACTGGCTCTTGTCAGGGACTTGACCAACACAGCTTTAAACGAATGCGGGGAGGAATGATGGAAACGATTGCAACAACAATTATCTTGGGGTTCATAGGGTTTATGGTGGGTGGACTTGTGTTTTTTGGCCTTGTTCACCTGTGGTTCTGGATGGACGAAGAAGATCGGAGGGATAGGTGAATAAGTTGATTGGAAAAGATGACACCATCAAGAACTATGTGCCGATCGGCAGTCTTGAGTTGAAGCTGGCGGTGGCAAAGGCAGAGGGCTACGCCATTCGGGTTGATGAAACTAGGTATCACCACGTTGTTGATGGGGCAGTTGTTACATCGGTGGACGAGAGCAAGCCGAAATACTATTTCTTCAACGACCGCCCCTTACCTATGCTTGACCCATACCGCATTGCAATGGAGTTTTATTTGAAGGAGAGGACATGACATTCCAAGAACAGATCAAGGCATTGCCCGAAGAGGAGAGGTTAAAGTTTTTCCGGTCAATCATGGCAGTGGTAGATGCAGGTATCAAGGCGGGTGTGCCGCCCGAAGAGTGGGGAAAGATGTACGCCGACACATACAAAAACATTGAGGAGAAGATGTGAACTCAAAAATCGAAGCCCTAATCAAAGCAACTGAGTGTGCTGACGTAGGTGAATTGTTTGATCGGTCAATTCGGCTGGGTAGTTTTTTACACCAATTTAAACAGGAGCATGGACGGCCTATGAACCCCACTGAAATGAAATACCTTGAGGCAGTGGTACACGCTACACCACAGGAGAAGACATGAACGAAGAAGACGAAGCATTCGAGGAACTTGCCATGCGGCAAGGTCATTGGCAACACACATCAGGATGGAGAAAGAAACAAATCATGGACAAAATAGAACAGGCATTCCCCAACCCGCACCGCACGGACATGACAGGTATGACCCTGCGGGACTATTTTGCGGCAAAGGCTATGTTAAGAACAAGCGTGGGTTCATCCTACGAACAGCTTGCAAAGACGGCTTACGAAATCGCAGACGCAATGCTGAAAGCGAGGGAAGCATGAAATACAGAAAGAAGCCCGTGGTCATTGAGGCCACCCAATGGTTCAAGCATGGCGACCACCCAGCAGTTGTGCCCTATCCAAGTCAGCATGAACTGGCTGAAAAAGGTTGGATTCGCACATTGGAAGGCGACCACACAGTCACACCCGGCGATTACATCATCACTGGCGTAAAGGGCGAACACTACCCCTGTAAGCCCGACATCTTTGCGATGACTTATGAGGTAGCCGAATGACACCAACACTAAAACTGCGCTTTGTTGAGCGTGATGACGAAACTTCTTGGGATTTTAGAAAAAAAATTCAAGTCCTCCAGCAATGGTGGGGGATTGAAGAAGACCTTTCGATTGGCGAATGGCGTGATGTTCCGCTGGAACAAGAAGCATGAAAATTTTCGAACAGAAAAGGTTTGAATTGGCATTGCACGATGTGCCGATGTGCGCCGTCTGCAACAAGCGTGTTGATCGCATGGAGTCCATGTATGACATCAACCATTATCAAAAAGGGTTTCGTGTGTACTGCCACGGACAAACTGAAGATGCGTTTCTCAGCGACATGGACATTTGGGACGCAGACAGTATTCGCATGGGTCAGGCATTCATTGACAAGCTACCTCAACCACAACTGGAGATGAAGAAATGAAAGCACCACCAGGAAAGGGCGCTTGCCTGATGATGGCAAAGATCACCTACCCCCGCAACCAGGAACTCAGTTGGAAATGGTTGCTTGCATGGGGCTTCTACGATATGTATGTTGATGGATGGTATGGAGCAAAAGCATGAATGACATTGTTATTGGAGACATTGTGCAGGTCACACCAGACAAGGAAATGTTTGGGGCTTGTATGGTGGTGGTGACAGAAGTAAAGAGTTGGGGCATTCAAGGGTATGTTCAATCTGCTGGTGTGCCGGGCCAGCAGTACATCAGACTTGCAAATGATGACTTTGAATCCACTGGCGGTAAAGCTGTGTGGGTTATAGGAGAACAAGCATGACACAAGATGAAATCATTGAGACAGCAAGAGAGGCCGGAGGATCGGACGTTGGAGGACCGGGTTGGACAACTTGGGTCGGCACTCAATCCACCGAATTTCTTGAACGCTTTGCCAACCTTGTAGCCGCCAAAGAACGTGAGGCGTGTGCAAAGGTGTGTGAAGAATTGCCAGCCCCAGACATTTACAGCGACACAGACAAGTCAATGTGGGATGTGACTTGCATTGACTGCGCTACCGCTATTTTAGAAAGGGGACAAGCATGACTGACAAATTACTGGAGCAGGCAATTGACTATATTGAAAATGTTCCTGATGATAGAGACAGCGTAGGGCACATCGACCGATACGCAGTAGTCGCCGCCCTCAAAGAACGATTGGCACAGCCAGAGCAAGAGCCTTTGGCGCACTGGTCGGATTGTGCTGTGCATAGCGAGCCAGCGTATCCAAAAAGTGAGTGCGATTGCGGTGGAATTGTTGCAGTTGCTGATTACACGGCACTATCCGATAAGTATGTTGCTTTATCCGACAAGTATGTTGCTCTGAAAGCACAGCACAAAGAGCAAGAGCCTGTGGCGTGGCTGTTGACTGATAAAAACATTAACTCACTTCAAGTGGATTCTATTCAACGCTTGATTGATCGTCTGAATCACGCACATCACACAGACGTATGTGTCAGGATTAACGGGCAAGATGAGTGGTTTCAGGCTGATTGGCTAAAGCATATGGTAAGAGCCACCCCACCACAGCGCACAGAACCTTTGATTGGTTGTGTAAACCACGACTGCGTCAAGTGCAAGCCGCTGACGGATGAGCAGCGCCAAGAACTTATGAGCAAGGCTTGGAATAAGTGGTTGAGCGGCAAAGACGATGGGCGTTTGTTCGCTTGGGATTTTTCATTTGAAGTCGAAGCCGCACACGGCATAAAGGAAGACACATGAAACCAACAGCATGGTACGACCCAAGCAACGGCGTGGTCAGTACAGATAGAGACTCACCCTTGTTTACACCGCTTGGGCAGGTGTGGCCTCTGTGTTTAAAGCGTGAATGGGTAGGGCTGACGGAGCAAGAAGCGCTTGATTGCTTTAGCCCGAATCCAGTCACTCATAGCAAGAATGTTGAAGCCAAACTCAAGGAGAAGAACACATGACAGACGAAGAACGCAGGTGGATTGAAACCAACAACAGTGTGTGCGCTGTTCTTAGGTTGGCACATGACATGCTGGCCCTGTCATCTTTACCCCCAAAGCGTGAATGGGTTGGGCTGACATTGGAGCAATATGTTGCAATAAATTCATCCTGTACAACGGTTGACCAAGCAGTCGGCTCTACTGAAAGACAACTCAAGGAAAACAACACATGAACAGCGATCAGAAATTTTGGCTTGGTATTTGGGGCATGGTATTGGCGTTCCTCGTAGCGCTGATGGTTTGCATCACTATCAACGCCCATGGCAAGCGGGACAAGTGGGAGAAGGCAGTCAGCAACGGCGCAGACCCTATGGTGACTACCTGCGCCCTGTATGGGGGTGAAACCACTGGCGATTTGGCGATCTGCACCATCCTGGCACAGGGGCGCAAGTGATTGTAAGAATGCTGTGGCGCTATCGGAAGAAGGGTGAGATACATTATTCATGGAAGCGATGGGATCAAGAAAAATCCTGGGGATTTAAGGAGCAAAGGATCCACCCCGACTTTCCAATTGTGGCTTCCAACAAACCAGTAGCTAAGAGGGATGTGTTTAAATGATTGACTATGCGTACCCATGCATGATGGCCGAGAAGGCCCTGAAGAATGCACATGACAAGGTTCTGGACAATG